CGCGGCGGCTGAGCTCGCGCTGTGGTGGGAGGGGCTGCCTACGGTCCTGCTCGACGTGCTCGGCCCCGACGGTGCACCCGACGACCACGTGCTCGACGCCCGCCTGCTCCTCCGCGGCGAAGACCCTCGCGAGAGCCACCACGAGCGCGCGCAGTGGCGCCGACTCGCTGCGTCCGAGCGGTGGCCCGTCGTCGACACCAGCGGCCCGCGAGAGGCCGTGGGCGCTGCGCTGCTCGCGTGGGCGCTGCGGGTGCTCGCGTGACGGCGCTCGCGATCGGGAGCAGCGTCGTCTGCGGCGTCGTCGCGACGTGGGAGATCCTCGACGAGATGGTCGACGGCACCGTGCTCGTGCGCTACCGCCTCGCGTCGCACCCCGACGACGTGTGGTACTCGCGCGACCTCCGCGAGGGCGACGGGCTGCGCTCGCTCTGCCGGTGCACGCACATGCGCGAGGACCACGCGCGGCACTGCCGCGATGCTGACAGGCGCATGGCCGACGTGCTCGCAGAGCAGGCCCGCGTGCGTACGGCTGCGCTGCCTGCGCCCGACGGCGCGCGGTTCCTGACGTGCTGCGCGGGCTACTGGTCGGCGACCATCGGCGGCGCGTGCCCGACGTGCGGCGCGCTCGGCGCTGTGCTCGTGCCCGAGGTCGACCTCGAGGCGCGCCCCGACGGCACGATGACGGTGCGCACCAACAACGTGCACGCGTACCACGCGCTCTCGGACGCAGGGCTCACAAGCATCACAGCGCGGGTGGTCGACGACGCGTGGGGCAGCGTCTACCGCAGCGCGGGGCTGACGGCGCGCACGATGGGCGATCGGCTCGCGGCGCTCGGGTGGCGGGTCAAGGGCCGCAAGGTCGCGCAGCCGTCGATCTTCGGCGGTGCGCGATGACCCCGCCGTCACCCCGCGGCGGCGCGCGGTGATTGACGCGGCGGGTGCTTATTCCTTGCGCGTGCTGATACGCGCGTGATACGCATAGGCCAACCCCTGACCGCGCGGCAACGCGGCAGGGCGAACCGTTGCGCGAGAGGTTGCGCGGTTCGGGCGGCGAAGACGCTACCCCATCGAAGAGAGGCGATCAAGATGTCGAAGAAGACCACCATGCCGACGAGGCCGCACGCGTTCGTGTTGCGCCTCAGCGACGACGAACGGGCGGCGCTCGTGGCGCTCGCCACCGCGAGGCGCATCACCATGGCCGACGCCGCGCGGCTCGCGGTCATGGCCGACGCCGAGCGCCACGGGGTGGCAGCGTGAGGGCGAAGCCCGCCGCGCCCGTCTGCCTCGACTGCCGCAGGGCGCGCCGCCCGCACTGCGTGTTCTGCGCTGCGTGGGATGTGCTGCCATGAGCTTCGCGCAGTTCCATGACGGGTTTTACCGCAACGTGAAGGTGCGCCGCGCAGGCAGCGCCGCCGCGTGGATGTGGGCCGCGTCGATCGGGTACGCGAGCGAGCACATGACTGACGGGTTCGTGCCCGTCGAGGTGCTCAACGAACTGTCAGACCTCGACTCGAAGCCGCGCGCGAAGTTGGCTGCGCGACTCGTCGAGGTCGGGCTGTGGGAACCGTGCGGTGGAGGATTCACGACTACCTGAAGTGGAACCTCTCGCGCGTAGCCATCGTTGCGCGCCGAGAAGCCAACCTCGCGCGCGTCAATAAACACCGCACGAATGCCGTTAGTCACAGCGACGGTAACGCGCGTGTAATGCATTACAACGCGCATACGTCCGCCGTTAGTAATCACCCTCCCTCTGTACCTCTGAACCTCAGTACCAATCCTGAATCCAATACATTGTCGCCCGCAGCCGTCGCGCCGTTGGCGCTCGCGGCTCAGGCGACGGTCGACCCCGCGCCGACGAAGCCCGCGAAGACGCCGCGCGCGAAGAAGCCCGCGGCCGACCCGCCGCCGTTCTCGGTGGCCGACGCCCTCGACGCGCTCGCCTCGACGGCGGGGCGGCGCTTCGTGGTGGGCGACAAGGCGACGTGGGCGGGCGGCTGGGTGATCGCGTTGCAGAAGCTGGCGCGGCAGTTCCCCGACCTCAGCGACTGGCGCCTCGTGGGCGCTTGGCTCGCGGCGGGCTTCGGCGGCGGGCTGCCGACGGCGGCGTTCGGCGTTCGGTGGGCGGCCTCGGGCGCGCTGCCCGACGCGGTGGCGAAGGCGCGCGCGTGGGACGCCGACGGGCGCCCTGCGGCGTTCGATGAGCGCGGGTTCCCGGTGCGCGCGACCGTCGAGGCGCCGGACCCGTGGGCGGCGGCGATGCGAAAGGCGGGGGTGCAGTGATGGCAGACGGCGGACGTGAGATTGCGACGCGGCCCGCGAGCGGCGTGCAGGCGATCGAAGATCGGATGTGCGTGCTCAGCGACCTCGACGCGGAGCGCGCGGTGCTCGGGGCGGTGCTGATCGACGAGGGCCACGAGCGCAGCGTCTGGCAGCGCGTGTCGGCCATCGTCGGCGCGCGGCACTTCCACGAGCCGCGGCACGCGACGATGTGGGAGGTCTTCGCGGCGATCATCGCGCGCGGCGAAGCGCTCGACCTCGTGACCGCGAGCGCCGAGTTGCGGGCGCGCGGGCGCTTCAACACGATGGGCGGCGCGCAGTTCATCGCGACGCTCACCGACGACGTGCTCACCACGGCGCACTGCGAGGCTCATGCGCGCCTCGTGGTGACGGCTGCCGCGCGCCGCGAGCTCGGCACCGTCGCGCTGCGGCTCGCGAAGGCGCTCACCGACGGCGGCGCCGACCCGATGGCGCTGCGAGACCAGGCCGTCGAGGCGATGCGCGCGGTGCGGATCGACGGCGCGAAGCCCGCCGACGCACACGCGCTGGTGACGGAGATGTGGGAAGGCATCGAGGCGGGCATCGCGGGTGTGCGACCCGGCCCGCTGCCCTTCGGCGTGCCCACGCTCGACCGCATGAGCGGCGGCGGCATGAAGCGCGGCGGGTGCTACTTCGTGGCCGCGCGCCCCGGCATCGGCAAGACGGCGCTCGCGTGCCAGATCGCCGGGGCCACGTCGGAGGCGGGTGAGCGCGTGCTGTACGTCGCGCTCGAACCGAAGCGCGTCGAGATCGTGCAGGCCATCACGGCGAACCGAGCGGGCGTCGGGCTCGTGAAGATCACCCGCGCGCCGAAGACCCTCACGCAAGACGACCTCGTCGACCTCACCAGCGTGTCGCACGCCATCGCCTCGTGGCCGCTGCACGTCGTCGACGAGACGGAGCGCGACTGCCCCGACACCGTAGCGAAGATCGAAGCCGCGATGCGCGCGCTCCCCTCGCCGCCCGCGCTCGTGGTCATCGACCACCTGCTGAAACTGCGCGCGGTAGGGCGCCACGAGAAGCCGCACCAGGGCACCGCCGAAGTGGTCGCGGGCCTCGTGAGCCTCGGCAAGCGCACCGGCGCGACGATGCTCGTGCTCTGCCACATCGGCCGCGCAATGAGCGGCACGTCGGGTCTCTACCGCCGACCTCGCGTCGAAGACATCGCGGGCGGCGACGGCATGGTGCGCGACGCGGACGGGATCATCGTGCTGCACCGCGAAGACAAGTACCCGACGGCGAAAGAGAACGTCGAGAACCCGCTCATCGCGGGCCACGTCGACCTCCTCGCGCCGAAGCTCCGCGGCGTCGAAGACAACACCTTTGGGCGCATGAGGTTCCGCGGCGAGGTGCAGCGGTTCGAGGCCTTCGAGGGCCGCAACGAGGAGCGCGACGATGCCGCGCAGTGAAGCCGCGACGGTGCTCGACGTGCTGCGCGGGCTCTCGCCTGCGCTGCGGGCGGCGCTGAGCGCGCGGGCGACGGCGAACGACAACGCACGGAGGGCGACGAGATGAGCGCGACGATGGAGTGGGCCGTCGGCCCGAGCGGCGACAAGATCAACGCGACGGCGTTCGTGGGCGTCGCATTGCGGAGGCGCGAGCAGGTGACGTGTCTCTGCTGCGAAGAGGTCGTGACGCCGAAGGCAGGCGACGAGAAGACGCCGCACTACGCGCATCGCCGCGGTTCATCGTGCGCGCTGACGAACCCCGAGACGGCCGCGCACTTCAACGCGAAGATGCACGTTGCCGCGATGCTCAACGGGCGGCGCGGCGTGCAGGTCATTGGCCGCTGTCCTGACGGACATCCGCACCTGATGGAGTGGGATCTGCCCGAGGGCGCACACGCCGAGGTCGAGCGCGCCGTCGGCTCGCGGCGCCCCGACGTGCTGGTTACGGTTGACGGTGCCCCGTGGCTCGCGGTCGAGGTGCTCCACACGCACGCCGTCGACGATGAGAAGGCGGCAGACCTCAACGCGACGGTCGGCGCGTGGTTCGAGGTGCGCGCCGCCGACGCGCTCGCGTGGGATGGCGCCGAGGCCCTGCGCCCGACGCGGCTCTGCGCTGAGGCAAGGGCACTCGCGGCGCGCGCTTGCGGGTGGTGCGCGAAGGCGCAGCGCGAAGAGAAGGCCCGCGCCGAGGCCGCCGCGAAGCAAGCGGAGGACATCGCGCAGCGCTCGCGTGATGCGCTCGCATGGCTCAACGATGAGCTCGCGCGAACGCGCGCCGAGGAGGAGTACCGCGCCGCGTACCCGGCGCGCATGGCGCGCGAGAACGAGAGGGTGAGGCGACTCCGCGCATCGCCGCCGACATGGAACATCGCGCTCGGCGTCGCGGTCAACGGCCACCGAGGGCGCGCGGTGGTGTCGGTGCTTTCGATGAGCCCCGGCAAGCGCCCTCATGTGTGCGAGGTCGAAGAGGCGACCACGGGCAGCGCGGCATGGCACGCGATCGACCATGCGCTTTCGCTCGTGATCCCGACCGGGCGCGCGGTGACGATCCACACGACGTTCGACCTTCTCGACCGCGCCAACCGCACGGCCGCGCCGTGGGACTTCGACGAGCTGCATCGTCGGGTGTTCGACGGCGTGCAGAGCACGGGGAGCCTCGTCGTCTGCACGAAGTACGATCACCCCGCGCTGGGCTCGTGGATGCGCGCCGCTCGCGTTGCCGCGCGTCGGCACCTCGACGGGCTCAACGCCGCGGCGCGCGCGGATGAGGCGGCTTCGTGAGCGACGCGGTGGAGATCCCCGGCCTGCGCCTCGACGTGACGGCCAACAGCCGTCTGCATTGGGCGGCGCGGGCGAAGCGCGTGAAGCGCCAGCGGGCCATCGTCGGGCTGATGCTGCGCGGGCTCTCGCGCCCGTCGCTCCCGTGCGTCGTCACGATCACGCGGCGCTCACCGGGCACGCTCGACGATGACAACGCGGTGAGCAGCGCGAAGGCCACGCGCGATGCGGTGGCGACGTGGCTCGGGCTGGACGACCGCGACCCGCGGGTGACGTGGGAGGTACGGCAGGAGCGCGCGCCGTGGGGCGTGCGGGTGTCTGTACGCCCACGGGAGCCCCGGCAGGGCGCGGCGATGGGGCGGGACGAGGCGTAGGGCGTAGCGGGCGCTCCGGGGCGGTTCCTGGGGCGCTGAGTGGCGATGGCGGAGGTGTGGCGATGGCTGAGACGTGGGCAGTGGTGGACGAGACGGGCGCGGCGCACGAGGTGGCCGTCGACGAGGGGCGCGGGTCGACGCGCTCGTGGTGGGCTGCGACGCCTGACGTGGCGCGGCGGTCGCACGCGAGCGCACGGGACGCCGTCGTGCTCGTGGCACAGGCGTGCGAGTGGGGCATCGTCGAGGTGCTGGCGCCGGGCGTCGAGACGCGGGCGGCCGAGGTCGCGCACCTCGAAGCCCGCCGCGGGGCGCTGCTCGCGGAGGTCGACCGGCTGACGGCGGCGCTGCGACTGCCCGAGGGTGCGCAGTGAGCGCCGCCGTCGCAGAGCGCCTCGACGACGCACGCCTCACGCGGGCGCTGCGGTCGCTCGCGCCGCTGCTCGCGCTTGACGGCGACCTTCGCTCGAGCGGGTGCGAACCGCGCGTGCCAGGCGAGACCGCGGCGAAGCAGACGCCGACGGAGCACGCGATCGACGCGGGCACCCTCGCCGCCGCCCGTCGCGCGCACGATCGCCTCGCGCGCTGCCCCGGCTGCGTCGAGACGCTGCGGTGGCTCGCAGCGCACGGCGGCGACCTCGCGACGGTCGACGGGCTCTCGCAGGCGCTCGCCGAGGAGCGCGGCCCCGTGGCGCTGCGGGAGGCGCTGCCCGCGGCGTCGGCTGCCGTGCTGAAGGCGCGCACATCGCTCGCGTTCGCCATGCAGCGGGCGCACGTCGGCAAGCGCGCGCCCACCGCCGCGTGGCTGCTGACGGCGGGCGCAGACACGGCGCGCGCGCGGGAGTCGCTCGCGTCGGCGCTCGCCCGCGAGACGCAGGCCAGGGCGTCGCTCGTCGCGTGGGGGCGCGCGAGGATTGAGCGCGCTGTGACGGCGTGGGAGGCATCCGTGCGGGATTCCTCGGATTGACAGAACCACGGGGCGCGTGCTCCTCTCGCGCGCGTCTCGCTCCGGGGTGCTGAGACGCTGTCGCAGAATCGTACGCAACGCACTTGCGCGGGCGACGGTGTCTCACGTAGCCTCCGCAACAGCGCCATAGGTGTCTTCGACGCCCGCGCATCTACGACGTGACGCTGACGACGCGCGACATCATGCGGCTGCACGGCTGCTCGCGGGCGACCGCCTACCGCATCCTCGCGAGAGGCGCTGCGGCGGGCTCGCTCACGCTGACCACGGAGACGTGCGTCGGCGGGAACGGCGCGCGGCAGCGACGGCGCGTTGTGGTCGTCGAGACGGCGGGGCAGTGATGGGCGACGAGACACACGTCCCCGGCGAGACCGACGAAGCGGCACAAAAGGGCATCGCGCGCGCGCGAAGGCCGATCCCGCGAGCGTGGCTCGACGACATCGAAGCGCGCATCCTCCGCGCCGAGGCCCCCGCCGACTTCGTGCCGGTTCTCGCGAAGCAGTTCGCTCGCCACCCCCGCAAGGTGTGGGGCTACGTCGCGAAGGTTCGCGCGCGGCTCGTCGAGCGGGCGAAGGCGCACGACCCCGACGCCGACCGCGAGCTCGTGCGCGCGTTGCTGCTCAACGCCTACCGCACCGCCGAGGTCGGCACCGCCGACAAAGGCCCCGACGCGAAGGGCATGGTGGCCGCCGCGAAGACACTCGCCGACGTGACCGGCGCCGCGGCCCCAAAGAAGGTCGACGTCACCAGTGGCGGCGCAAGCATCAAGCTCTTCCTCCCCGACGAGACGTGACCCCGACGTCTGGCGCCCGACCACAGCGCAGCGCACGGCCCTCGCGTGCGGCGCCTTCGAGGTGCTCTACGGCGGCGCGGCGGGCGGCGGCAAGAGCGACTACCTGCTGACGGCCCCGCTTCGGTGGGCGCACGAGCGGCGCTTTCGCGCGCTGCTGTTGCGGCGCAGCTTCCCCGAGTTGGAGCGCACGCTCATCGCGCGCTCCCGCGACCTCTACGCGCGCCTCGGCGCGGGCTACCACGCGCAGCGCCACGAGTGGACCTTCCCCTCGGGCGCGAAGATCGCGTTCGGCTACCTCGAGCGGCCCGCGGACGCGCTGCGCTACCAGGGCGCAGAGTTCCAGTTCGTCGGCTTCGACGAGCTCACGCACTTCGACGAGGCGAGCTACCGCTACCTGACCTCGCGCGTGCGTTCGGCTGACGGGCTGCCGCTGCGCATCCGCGCGACGACGAACCCCGGCGGCCCCGGCCACGAGTGGGTGCGCGCGCGCTGGGCCCCGTGGATCGGTGCGAAGCCCGACGCCGCCTCGGGCGAGCGCAGGTGGTACGCCCCCGACGGATCGCCCTCGACGCAAGACGACCCCGAGGCGCTCGCGCGGACCTTCTTCGCGGCGCGCCTCGACGACAACCCCTACCTCGGCGCCGAGTACCGCACGCAGCTCCTCGCGCTCGACCCCGTCACCCGCGCGCAGCTCCTCGAGGGCGATTGGGACGCGACCGTCGGCGAAGGCCGACTCTTTCACCGCGACTGGTGGGCATGGCTCGACGCGGTGCCGACCGACGTCGAGGCGACTGTGCGCGCGTGGGACTTCGGTGCCACGACGGACGGCGACCCGACGCGCGGCGTACTCCTCCACCGTCGCCCAGCCGGCGTGACGCCCCGCTGGGTGGTCGCCGACATCGCGACGGTGCGCGGCCCGCCGCACGAGGTCGAGGCGCTCGTCAAGGCGACGGCGCATCGTGACGGGCGCGGCGTGATCGTGAGCATCCCGCAGGACCCCGGGCAGGCCGGCGTCGCGCAGGCGCACCAGTACCTGCGCGCGCTCGACGGATACCGCGTCGTGACGCGACGGCCGACCGAGAAGAAGGTCGTGCGCTGGGGTCCGGTCTCGTCG